CAACTTCTTTAGCATACGCAAAAGAGTCGATAGTTTGCGCCAACTGTTGATCCAACACAACACGAGTACTTGCTGTACCGATGTAGTAACGTTGCGCCGCACGGATAGTTAAGTATGTTCCGCCATATAACAAGTCAGACGAAACTGCCGCAACAATGAATCCAACGTCTCGAGCACAAGTTTCTTCGTTGTAAACAAGTGTGTTGGTGTAGTTAGCATCGATGTAGTTTGTGACCGCTACTTGTAAAGTTGCTTTGTCTGTGTTTAATAAACCTCTAGCAGTCACCAATCCTGCATTAACCCATGCAGTACTTGGTGTTGTAACTGTAACAGTTCCTAGCCCAGTGTCAACAATAGTAATAACATCGTCGACTAACTGACCTGCTGTTGCACTTGCACTACTGTTACCAGGTGTGCCACGTACTTGTGAAACGCCTACTTGTAGTGCGGCAATCGGTAAGTCTAGGGCAATATCTTCTACTAATGATTTTAAGTAACCATATGCCGCTAAAGTTGCAGGCTTTTCGCTAAGTGCAACTTGTAGTGTGCTGTAAGAATAATATGCTTCACCAGCAATAACAGTTTCTAAGTTACCACCGTAGGTTAAATCGTAATAGATTGCATCTAAGATATAACCAGTGTCACGTTGGCAAATAGCAGGATCGTATGTTAAACTAGGATAGTTATTTGTGATGTACTGAATAATTTCTGCTTTGATAAACGTTCTGTTATCTTCAATCAATGTTCTGGCACGATTAAAGTTAACGTCGTATCCTGTTGGATCAGGCCAAACGATTGCAGGTTCTTGATCTAAGCCATTGGTAATGATGTCCAAGAACATGTCCATGTTTGAAGTAACTCTTGCGGTTGCAGTTGCGTTACTAGAAACAAGCGCCAACATTTCATCTTTTAAGAATGTAAATGCATCAATAGTTGCGGCTTTTTGCACACCAATTGCAACACTAGCCGCACCGCTATAATATCTTCTTGCACAAATAATTGTTTGGAAGTTACTACCAAACATTAGGTCGTAACCGATAGCATCGATAACATAGCCAACGTCACGTTGGCAAGTAACATCGTCGTATGTGAAACTTGCATACTTGTTATTGATGTAGTTAATAACTTCTGCTTTAATGAACTCTTTGTTTTCAACTAACAATGCTCTAGCATCTCTACTTGCTGGAGGATTTTCTAATATACCAATGAACTCGTCAAACAACGAGTTAACTCTGTTTGTAGCAAGTCCACCGTCTGTTACACTAGTATCGATAAATTGTAAAACAGTTTGTTGATAACGAGTGTCTGGGTCTTCGTTATTAATAACATTGATGATTAATGTATTAATGTAATTGATAGCCGCTAGTGTGTTTGTTAACTGTTGGTCAATAACAATTTTAGAACTTGCACTAGCGTTGAAGTATGCTAATGCCGCTTGTACTGTTTTTAAGTTACCGCTATAGTAAATGTCGTGTGCAATAGCATCACAGATGTAGCCTGTGTCGCGAGCACAAACTTCTTGGTTATAACTATAACGTTGACGTAGGTAAACTAGTGTATCGGACTTAATGCTTTCTTTGTTTGAAAGCAATAGTGTTCTACTGTCAGTTAAGGAACCAGCAACGCCGTCTAATGAAGGATATTCGATAGTTGGTGCCGCATCTCTACCGCCTAAAATAATTGTATTGATGTAACCCATCAACACACCAATTCGATCTGCTTCTGTAGCAGTCGCTGGATTATCTAAATCAAATGTTTGAACTACAGCACTTTGTTTTGGGAACGGTACTGGTGTGTTCTCAACAATTAATTGAGCAATACTACTTGCATACGCAATAACTTCTGTTGTTTGTAAAGTTTGTCCAGGGATCTGTAAACTTCCATTGCCGTCGTAGTATTGTAAACCTGCTTCAACAGTTGCAGAGTTACCGCCGTATAGTAAGTCATAGATAACAGAGTTAATAATGTATCCTGTATCACGACGACATTTAGTTTCATCGTAAACAAAGTCTGGATATTCTTCTGCAATCCACGCAATAACTTCTTCTGTAATAAATTCTAAGTTGCTTAATAGCAAGTCTTTAGCATCTACTTTATTAGTATCTGTGCCAGATGGAATGCCCCATGTAATAACATCGGAGGATTCAACACCGTTGGCAATGATGTCAGTAATTTCGTCAAAACTATCTTCTGCTCTAGTTCTAGCAACGCTGTTGCCTGACAATACTTCAGAAATTAAACTTCTTGTATAAACTAACGCATCTAAGTATTCGTCTTTTTGGTCTGGAAGAATACTATACTGTGTTCCTCTATAGTAAGATTGTCCGGCTCTTACAGCGTTGAAGTTAGTTCCTAACGCTAAGTCGTAACCCAACGTATCAACGATTAACCCAACGTCACGAGCACACTTAGTTTCGTTAAATTGGAACGGTGGACTTAGTTCAGTATTAATATATCCAATAACTTCTGCTTTGATAAATTCGATGTTTCTACGGATAAGTTTTCTTGCACTACCGTAACCTGTACCATCATCTGTATAGGCTTCAACTTTGAAAATTCTACCGTCAACAACAAACGAACATGGTGTTGTTGGAGCACGTTCTGATCCTGTAACTAAGAACTCTGTGTCGCTTAGTTTTTCTTGAATCTTCATAGAAACGTTGCCAGCAAAGCCGTCAACGTATTGACCACCAGCGAAACGTTGTTTGTTTAATGAACCAGCAAACGAACCCGACTGTTGACAGTATGCAGACTTGGATAAGATTTGACCTTCTGGGTCAAGTACCATCATGAAGCCGCCGTGTCCTTGGCAACTAATTTGACGAATAATAACAGCATCGTTACATAGGAATACGTCGATGTCTCTGTTGTTCTTTGGTTCACTTAGAATGTCGGATGGGTCTGTTAAGTAGTGATATCCGTATTCTGTAGATGTTAGATCTAATCCGTCGAACGTTAAATCTCTGCGGAACCAAATGTCAACCCATGGGCTACGACTTGGTCTATCTGCAGGACGAACAATTACACGACGTAATTCGTCACCAACAACTGCGGTGTTAGCAGGAATACGAATTGGATAATCTTCGTAGTAAACACCAGACTCGACCATAACAGAGATCTGAATGTTTTTAACTGCTTGGTCAAACTCTAAGTTTTCCCCAATTTCAAAAGTACCAATAACATCTTGTAAGTCAAAATAGTCTTCACCTACAGATGAACTACCGTCTGCACCATAGTACTGATAAATGAAACCTTGAGCACCACTGTTACGTCCAACAACAATTTTACCTGATACAATGTCAGGCTTTGGAAGTCTGCCTTGGTCAACACGAGAACCGCCGTTGTTAGTAAAATAAACTCGTGTTGTTCCAGATGCACCTGAAGTTATTTGTGTAACTTCTGAAAATGCTTCGCCATCGCCATAGGCAATTAACTGACGATAAGGACCTGTTTCCCATGGAGCGTCTGCAATTAATTGTTCTGCTTTTTGACAGGCTTTGTTAATACTTGCATAGGCATACGATTTACTACGGCCTTCTTGTCCTTTTGGAGTACGTGCTTGACTATCATCACCGCCAGGTGTTACGTAAATGTTGTATCTACTGTTGTAACTTGAACTATCAACATAATACTTTGTAGCGGCTTGTAAATCGTCAATGCCGTTAGGAGTACCGGAACCTGACAAACCACCTGGGTGATCTGCTAAGTTTAAAATACCGGTCATGTCTCCGCCAGTCTTTAAAACAACTTCACTAGCACGTGGTGCTTCGTTACCAGATGCATTTGCTGGCACGTTCAAGTGTCCAGTCATTGTGTCGCCGGTGATGTTTACATACTTGGCATCAGCATAGCCTTTGTTAATAGCAAAACTATCTGTGCTATAAAGTGTACCGTGGTTAGTGTTAAAATTGTTAACCGCAGTTTGGAATTCTGTATTGTTAATTGGGCTACGTAAACCACCGATTAATTGGTTACTAGCATTTAACGAATATGATAATTTTGGTAATGGGTCATCTTCTAGTTTAGAGCTTAGTGTGTCAATTTTAATAGAGCCGTAACTAGAAATAGTACCTGCCGCCGCACTAGTTGATAAATCTGTACCAGCATTGTTATAAACTAAAACGGAGCCAGATGTTCCTGCAATTAGTGTAGCAGAAGATGTATTAAATGAAGTATTGTCGGTTGATGCAACTGTAACTTTTTGACCAGGATCTAAGTTATGATTCTCAGATAATGTAATAGTAGCAACACCGCTTGCTCGCTGAACGCTTACAATGTCAAATGTTTCAGGTTCGGAATAATCGAACTGAATAGTACCATTAGGGCTGAAGAAGTCCTTAAAGATTAGTCCAGTACCAATAGCATTAACAACAGGCAGTTTATTGCCTTGTCCAATTAATGTGTCTGGGGTATCACTTAGGTCTGTGAACTTTAAAAAGCCACCTTGACCAAAAACTGCATATAATTCTTGAAAGTTTTCGTTCGTTTTTCTAAACGCTTCACGGATACTATCACCAGTTCCGTCATTACCTGATACGCCGATGTCGACTATTTTACGTGCCATTAGGATACTCCAAAAATACTTTGTATCCAATATTTAGCAGATAATTTTATAACCTTAATGTAAATAACTGATGTTCATAAAGATTGATGTAGAAAAAACAACGCATACTCGAACTAGTAAACTAGGAGTAGAGCACAAGTATGAACGAAAAAAAAGTGTAGTTGTACTACGCTGTGATAACTGCGGAGAAGTCTTCAAACGCGATAAAGGAAAGATGGATCCTAATAGGCTTAACAACAATTTCTTTCATTGTTGTACTAACTGTAACCCTAAACGTTTTGCACAGAAAAAAGGAGCAGAACGTAAAATTATATGGGATAAGACTGTTTCTAGCCTAGATGATATAAGCAAATTATAAATATCTGCTCATAGGAGGAACATAGAATGTTCGGATTTATTAAAAACTTATTTGGAAAAAAGGCCGAGGAAACTAAGGTAGAAGAGTGCCCATATAAAGTAGAAACTCAAAGCCCGGTTGCTGAACAAGCAACACAGGCCGTAGTTGAGTCTATTGTTGTTGAAGCACCAGTTGCTGAAAAAGCACCTGCTAAGAAGCCTCGCAAGCCACGTGCTCCAAAAACAGCCGCGCCTGCTAAAAAGGCACCTGCAAAAAAGACTAAGAAGTAATTGATTGTTTGTGCAAGTCCATTGAGGCTAAGTTCTTAGCCTTAGACTCGCACATAATATCAAATTGGTCTCTAAAACTCAGAGCCCACTTATTCACTGCTGTATTCCAGTAGAAGTTTGAGTGAGCTCTGAGTTTTGCTTTTTTGTGTCCGGATTCCAACAGAATCTTATGATCCGGCATTGTTTCTTTACAATGATTTACAAGAACATCTTCGCGACTGACGCTATAATGTAAAGTAGGACGGATACCACGCCAACTGTCCAAAACACGCTTGACCCTATCATCGCTAGGCGAGATATATTCCCCTTCCCTAATCCAATGATGGTGAATATCGAGTACAATAGGAACGATGTCAGCGATACTAAGACAGTCAGATAATCCATAACTTATTTCTTCGTTTTCGATTGTAATACAGTTTCTTGCTTCTGGCGATAGTCGTTTGTACGCACTTCGGATGCCTTCTGGACCGGCTCTACCCGCAATGTGGACGTTGATCTTGAAGTCCTGAAAGGATTTACCGTAGCCCATGAAACGTGCCATATCCGCATGATATTCAAATTCCTCTATAGAGCGATTAACGATGGAAGGATTGTCACTAGCCAGCACAGTGAACTGACCAGGGTGCATAGAAACGCGAACTTGTTTACTTTTAGCCAGAACTCCGATTTTTGAAAATTCTCGTTCAAGTAGTGTAAGCACATCTGTTCGCTTATAAAAATCACGATAGTCATCATGAGTGTAAGCAGGAAGAATATCACTGCTAATACGGACCATACGGAGTTCATCATCTAATGTACTTACCCTTTCAACTAATTTGTAAGTGGCTTCAATATTTTGAACAGCCAAGTCCCACAGTTTCTGTTCAGCAACATCTCTCGATTGGCGTTTAAGCCAACTGATAGTAGTTGTGCCAGTGTTATAAATTTTACACTCATCTTTTGGCTTAATGCCATCTACTTGATGAGGGTAATCGATCCATTTGCAAGCGAAGCCAATACGTTTAGTCATATTGCTATTATACAATAATTAGCACCAGTTGTCAACTATAATTGGATCCTGTACATCCTCCGGATTTGGTGTTCCGTGGAACGCAATAACGCTACAATCCGGGTTCATAGACGGGCTACGCACCGTCTTAAACACGTTTTTACCTGCAACCCTAATCAACTCTTCCCTAGATCTTATTTCCCATTTATAGCTCTGTATCCAAGTTTCTGGAAAGAATTTTATAGTACTTTTGTATGACGCCCAAACCCAATCTTGATCGCCGGGGAACTTTTTGGTTAATGCAGGGTCTGCTTCTAACCTATCCCAAATATCCGAAAAATGGTTGCTAGGCCAACGTAAAACAGCACTTCCTAATTTTGGAGGTACACGCCTGAACACACGGCCTACATCTTCCAAACCAATAAATTCACCAGGCAAGTAGTTAACTAACTTGTCTATGTTTCCTACTATGACCATATCTAAGTCAAAAAATAAATTTACATCTCCGTCAGGAAAGTGTCCTTTTTTAAACAAGTACGGTTTCCACCACCAGCCTGAAAACTTATTGCTAACGGGCAACGGCTTAATTTTTATTTCGGGATTTAAATTAGATGGATCTTCTGTAAAACAATAAAAGTCAAAAGGCACAGTTAAGTGCCTTTTAACCATGTTGTACAGTTTGTTTACATAATCGGAACTGTACTTTGTACCGTGTTTCAAACAGATAACATTAATCATCTTTCTCTGGTTTCACTATACCGTATTGTTTGTACAACCAATCGATGAAATGTTCGATAGGGTAACTAGGACCAACTTCTCTAGTATAAACTTTGTATGCGATAGTTACACGCTCTAACCAATCTTTATCAATCATTTTTACCAATGCCTTATAACGCCTGCAACAATAAACATATTAGTTACGATGTAACATAGTACAATAGCAGTCCGAATCATTGCAACTCGGTCTGCTTCTTGTTTAGTAGCACCGGCTTTTTCGCCAAGAGCTTTTGCCCATAGTCTCCAAAATTTACGCACCATCTCTGTAAAATACACTTCTAGATTTAGGAGTTTCCCACCAATCAATGTGATGTACAGTTACTCCAAGTTTCTTCATCTTTGCTTCTACAAGCTCAGCCATCCAAGCACTTAGATGTTCGCTAGTTGGAACAAAGTCCACAACCATGAAGCCTTCAAAGTATTCTTGCTCAGGGCCGCTCTTGCTCTTGTAAAAGTCTGGGTCGATATGATATCCAGCAACATGTTCAGTCTCTGGAACTAATACAGGAACTAGCGGAACGTTTTGACCAATAATTTGATTGTATAGCGGGTCGTTTCTGTCGATAACGAATTGATGGTCAATATAAGTGTTGATCCATTTCTTTAGCCATTCTAAATGTCTAAAGTCAGTAACCATACCAGTTTTATCTAGTTTTGGTGCTGTGAGGAACACTTGCATCTTGCCTTCGTGTCCATGTAAGTGTCTGCAAGCACATTTTAAATCTGCCGCATATTCACCGTTGAGTGTTTGTGTGTGAACTCTGTGACCATAACAGAATTCAAAAGTTTTGTCGATAATCCAAGTCATCTCTTGCCCTTTAAAAGTTAAGTTTGATGACACGCAGAGTCTTTAAAGTGGGATGAGCGTCAAGTCCACTAATAGAAATAGTTTACATTATTTAGGTTTATAGGTCAAGTGTTTTGAACTCGATGTTTGCCAAATGCCACTCTGCTGGCATAGACCAGGTTGCGTGATTGTAAACTGAAAAGTACTTATCAGGAAAACATTGAAATACTTTAGAAATCTGGTATATCCAATATCTAGGATCTATAGCAGACTTGTTTGAACTATCGTAGTTGGGAGTGTCTTTGTAGATGTTGTTAACATATGGTGTTGGACTAAACAAGTCGAACCCGTACATGCTAATGTGATCGTCTAATAATGCGGCCAGTAAAACTGCATAAGGCCCACTTCCCCATTGTTCTGGTTCGTCGGGTCTTGTAGAACCTTTATAAGGTAACTCAGGAAGTATTTTTATAGGCTTGTGCTTAAAAAAATGTTCCCATTCGGCTCTTGTATAGATGTTTCCTGTATATTTAGAATCCAATGCTTCTTGAACCATTCTTCTATCTACACAGACTAAATGGTCTACATAGTGATCTCTATGAATAGCATTGCAACCGATTTTTGTTTCTGTAAAACTATCTAAATTTAAGTGTTGTCTTGATTGGCCGTTACCAAGTACTATAATCATTTACCGCCAATGTATCCGAATGGTTTCCAAGTTCCAGGAGTGCCGCTCATAACACATACCCAACCAACATAACTAGTTTCTACAGGATTACTGTTCCACACAATATCTCCTTTAGTCCAGGACTTTTCAGTTGGTGCGCTAGTACCATGTGCAAACTTTTTACCGTTAATAGACATGATTCCATCTACGCTAAACGCCGCATCTGGATCTGGGTTTGTAATGTTTACGCTAAGTTTACCATAAACATTAACGTTTCTAGTAGTATTGCTCTTGTCACCAACTCGAATACTTCCTTGAGAATCGATATCGAAATCGTTGCCTACGGCAAACTTGTCAGCAGTTATACCTTGACTGGTTAGTGTAGCAATACCGTTTCCGTCTTTGATAGTTACGGAATTGTTAAGAGTTATTACATGGTCAACAATGTTAATGCTATCGGAAAGATTAATGTTGCCATCTACATTTAATGACTTTAATGTTCCTAGTTGTGTCAAACTAGAATTCGTTACAGTTGTGCCTAAGTCTGTTCTGCTTAGTACAGATTTGCCGTCGATCCAAAATTCTTTGTTAACAGATAAGTCGATAGATTCTGTTGAATAAATTCTATCAGGATTTGGGGCCATTACGAATTGACGTGTGCCGCCTTCACCCTTCCAAATCATACCCTTGCCAAAAATGCTGTTATCTTTGCTGGCAATAAATTCTATAGGACTTGTCTTTTCAATTCTAACATCGGAAACGATGCTATCTACTTCTAACTTACCGTGAATCTTAACTACGGCATTTTTACTTTTTTGTGATCCAAATTCTGTAGTATTACCAGAAACGGTGATGCGTTTTGTGCTGTCGGTAACAATAGCAAATGTATTGTTGCCCCAAGTACCTACAAAGCCCACTGAATCTTCACCTGCACCTAACAACACTTCTACGTTGTTATCTATGGCGCTGATTACTGCATTTGGTTCTTGTGTATTAACACCTAAGCGTCCAAGTCCGTTTACAAAAACTGTGTCGCCTAAGTTGGCTTCTCCAGTAACACGTAAACTTTCTAATGGACCAACTGTTCTTAGATTAGAATCTCTAACAGAGTTTCCAAGCCTTGTTTTTTCTAGAACATCGATGCCTTCAATTTGATACTTTGACCCACGATATAAATCTATTGTTTCTGTGCTAAAAATTCTTCTTGGATTTGCTTTGAACACAAACTGATAACTAATATCCGGGCTGTCCCATTGCAAGCCTTTACCGTCTAAATCGGACAGTTGTCTTGAAGCAAACGCAATAGACTTAGTAAATGTTTCTAAACTTTGCTCAGATATAACATTCTTAACTAACAGCGTATCTGCTTCTAGTTTGCCGTTGACTTTTAAGTTAGCAAATTCACTAGTACCTGCGGCAACAATTTTGCCAGCACCTAGTGTGCCCTCAACGCTAATACTGCCGCTTATTCTGTCAGCAGTTAATACGCTAACTTGAACGCCTTTGTCAGTTACAATCATCTGCTCTCGTGTAGCAGAGTCGCTAATACCCCTTGAAGAGGCACCATTTCCGGCTCCTGCCTTAAGCGCGGCGCCTAAATCTTGAAGAATTTTATCGATGTTTGAGCTCATAGTGTAGTATTTATATAGAATCCAACATAGCATAAATATTGGTAACAACAGGAAACAATCTAAATGCCAGCAGCCTTTTACGATTTTTTTAGAAAAATTCGCTTTAGACCAAGCGAAAGTACAACAACAATTCCTAATGCTATTACAATCGATACAGAAATCGAAGCAGATAGCGTTACAGACACGGCTACTATTGTAGCAGGGCAAAATATTGCATTTAGTATTGAGGACTCTGCTACAGGAACGCCTGGGCAAACAACAGATACAATTACTATTCACGGTCCAGATTATCAAACCTATGTGCCACTAGGCACAACTAAAATCCGTTTGGAAAGAGATTTGGGTGCAGAGTACAGCGACATAGAGATATACCCAGATCCGTCGAGTCCAATTCTTATTACAAGAAGCGGAGCCAATCAATTAACAATTAGTGCTAACAGTCCAACGTTGCCGTTTAGCCAAGAACAAATTGAAGACTTGTCTGCGGCACTATTGACTAATGGTACGCATACAGAACTAACAGTTACATATCAAGACAGCGTTTCATTGCCATCTACTTTTAATCAAGATGCTACAAGCGGGTCGGGCATTAACGCCGTATTTGATATTTCAATTATCAACAACACTTACGTTGCCAACGTTAACAGCGGTGGTTCAGGATTTGCTCTAGGAAATACTGTAACAATTTACGGAACACAATTTCCTGGCGGATTAAATCCTGCAAACAACGTTACAATTACAGTTGGTAGTGTAGATGGATCTGGCACAATTTTAACTATCAGTAGCGTTACTGGTACACCAATTGCATCGGATAATATTGATTTAGCGGTTACATCTACTCTTGAAAATGTCACAGGCCGCGGAGCAAGCTCTACAAATGCTATTACAATTTCAAATGCAACAGGCTCTAGTAATACATCTACCGGCGCATTAAAATTAACCGCAGGCGGTTTAGCAGTATTTGAAAATATCAACGCTGGTGGATATGTTAGTGGTAATACATTAACATCTACTGTTGCAATAGGCACAGCACCGTTAACAGTAACATCAACAACAGAAGTTGCTAACTTAAGAGCGGCTACTGCAAGTAAATGGCATACTGCTCGTACAATTACACTAGCAGGAGATTTAAGTGGTAGTGTAAGCATTGACGGTAGCGGAGATGTAACTTTAACAGCCACAGTTGAAACAGACAAAGTTGCATTAGGAACAGATACAACTGGTAACTACGTTGCTACTGCCGGTGTAAGTGGTAACGGTTTAAGTGGAAGTTCTAGTAGCGAAGGCGGAACATTTACTGTCAGTTCAAACGCTACAGAAAATAATACAGCATCTACTATTGTTTTTAGAGATGCAAACGGCGACTTTAGTGCAGGTACAATCACAGCAACATCGTTTAGTGGCCCTGCTACCCAAGTTGCTTTAACTGCTACAAGTACAAATGCCGCTCATTATATTACATTCGTTGATACTACTACTGGTAATGAAAATATTAGAACTGATGTTGACTTAGCCTACAACCCAAGTACAAATGTTCTTACAGCAGGAACTTTCAGCGGTATTATTTCTGGTAGTACAGTTAGTGCAAGTAGTACACTTAGTATTGGTACTAGTACAATTGAAACAGTTTCTGTTAACCCTGCCGCACTTACTGGTGCTACTACATTAGATTGTAAGACTAATTCAGTATTTTATTATTCGACCAATGCCGCCGCAAACTGGACATTAAACTTCCGAGGCGATGGCAGTACAACAATGAATACGTTCTTAACAACTGGACAAAGCGTTACGGTAGTATTACTAGCACAGCAAGGCGGTACAGCGTACTACCCAACAGCGTTCAGCGTAGACGGAACAGCAGTTACTCCAAAATGGCTAGGCGGTAGTGCTCCGACAGGCGGTAACGCAAGTAGTATTGATTCGTACTCGTTTACAATTATCAAAACAGCCGCAAGTACATACACAGTTATTGCTAGTCAGGCTAGATTTGCATAAAGGTTTATAATGCCATTATTATCTACATTAGGTAGCGCAGGCGTACAATCGTACGGAACTTCTGGAATAGTTACAGGCGGTAGCGCATTATTTGATTCAGCCAACGACTATTTGCAAGTGCCTGCTGGCACAGCATTTCAATACGGTACAGGAGACTTTACTATTGAAATGTGGATTTATCCTACAACTACAAGTTCTCCTTCGGGCAACGGTGTTACACTATTTTGTCAACGCGGTTCGAGCTATAGTAGTCAGCGTTACTTATTTTTATTCTTGTGGCCCACTCGACAGATATTTTTACAAGTTCCAGGAAATGATTTTTATATTGGTACACAGAATCTTGTTACACTAAACGCTTGGAACCACGTTGCATTAGTTAGACGTTCAGGAAGTATGAGAATATTTTTAAATGGCTATGCTAATAATGCTAGAACAAATACCACTAACTATTCTGATACTTCTGCTTATGCACCTGCGTTTGGAAATTTAGTTTTTAATAACACTTATACATTTCAAGGATATATGACTAATATCCGTGTAGCAAAGAGTGCCTATTATACTGCAACGTTTGAACCATCTAGAGTTCCATTTACTAGAACCAGTCAAGGTGCAACTAACGTACAGTTGTTATTGAATTGTAGAAGCACAGCAACCGTTTCAACAGATTCTAGCGCAAACGGTATTACTGTTACTAACAACTCGGTTGCATACAACACATTGACACCTTATAATCAGTATTATGTTACTCCACCAACTGTTACTCCTGTTTCGGCTACAGTTACACCTTCTACATTTACCGCTAGCGAAGGTAGTGCAATTACATTTACTATTACTGGAACAAACGTTACAAATGGAACATACTACTATACAATTGAGCAAGCATCGGGTAGTACTGCAATAGCAACAACTGATTTTACTTCAGCATCGCTGTCTGGAACTTTTACAATGACCAGTAACAGTGGATCGTTTAGTATAACGCCTAGCAAAGATTTAACAACAGAAGGTACAGAAACTTTTTCTGTAGCAGTAAGAGATACGTCCATCACAGGTCAAATTCTTGGCGCCAGTGATGAAATAACTATAACAGATATTTCTATTACGCCAACATTAACACCTGGCGCGGCAACTGTAAATGAAGGAAGTAGTGTATCGTTTACCGCAGCCAATGTTGGCCCAGACGGAACATACTACTGGACAACATCTGGTATTAGTGCAGGTGATGTAACTGCTACTAGCGGCTCATTTACAGTAAGCGGTAGTACTGGTGGAATAGAAAACGGTACGGGCACATTTAGCATCACTACGTCTTCGGATAGAACAACCGAAGGATCTGAAACTATGAACGTGCAAGTTCGAAGCGGCAGTACTAGCGGAACTATTATAGTATCAACTAGTGTAACAATACTTGATACCTCATTGACACCATTTACTTCATTTACTGCCAATAGTTCTATTGCAGAATTGGCAGGTAATATATCTGGATATGGTACATCGACTACATTACAAGTAGGAAACCTTGGACCTGCTGGAACATATTACTATACATTTAATAACGTATCTGGAACACTACTGACTACAGATCTTTCTTCGGGAAGTCTATCAGGGTCTTTCACAACAACTTCATTAAATCAGACAACTACATTAACTATCGGTGCGGCATCTGATACTGTAGCAGAAACTAATAGCGTCCAAGTTTTTACAGTTCAAATTAGAGAAGGCTCCACCGCAGGAACAGTATTAGTAACTAGTGGACAGATAATATTGTACGATTCGTCGATGACAATTTCTGCAGTTTCTCCAAATCCTGCTAGTGAAGGTAACGGATTAAACATTACAGTAACTACACCGTTATCATCTCCTAACGGAATGGTCCAAGGACAATATTGGTTAACATTCGAAAGCACCGGCTCTGCTGTAGCCGCAGATGTTAGCGGATTACCGTATTCGTTCAATATTACCAGCCAGGGAAATTATTTTATCAACGGTGTAGTTTCCATTCGTTCTACTGACGGAGCAGAAAGCGCAGAAACATTTAGAATTGGTGTGAGACAAGGGTCCACTACTGGAACCCTTGTTGGACTAAGTCCTGTGATAACAATTAACCTTAGTGCTACTTAATTAATCTTAAGCAGAATAATTTCTTCGTTAATGCGTCCGTTCATACGTGCTTCGGTTGCATTAATATCGTCCAAGAACTTACGCAACTGAACTTTGCCTGCGGCCTTAAACTCTTTGAGTTTTTCTTCAGGCTTGCGTACAGTCTTCATAATGCTCTTGTGTTCGTCAAAGCCGGTAATTGTAGTACCTTTAACACCTAAGTCGTTAAACTCGCCGGCAATGTATTTGCCAATCTTACGACTCTTTGTGTTATAAACCCACAACTCCTTAGCACCGATAATATCAGCAGGGTTGACACTAACAAGTTTAAGAGCTTCGTCTTGCTTCTTGTACTTGAGTTTAGAAACAACCTTGTCTTTGCTTACTGCTTTGGTCTTACGTGGAGCACGGTTAACCTTTGCTTCTTCCATAAGCATCTTACAAGCCGCTTCAATTTCTTGCAAGAACGCAATAAAGTTACGGATCTGTTTCTTGCTACGATGACTGTAACCTTCACGCAACTGCTCGTCGGCTTTGCCGCTAGCCAATTCGTTTAGCTCTGCCAAATCACGAGCATAGAAGTCGCGGATGATACGAGCATGAGCGGCTTTAACACCCTTGCCACGCAACAAGCTCAACACCTTGAATGCTTTAGGATCAAAATTTTCTGGGTCAGTTTGGAAACTGTGATAAGCATCTTCCAATTCTTCAGTCATAGCATAAGCCGCATCACGAACACGTTCTTGGATGCTAGGCATGTAAACTGTAGCCTTTTCTGCTTCTTTCTCGGCGGCCGCAACTTCTGGATCAACGTCGTCTTTGCCTTCGGTGATTACGTCAGCAATAGCCTTACGCAACCATTCGTTAGTGTCCTTGCCGTTGTTAAAATCAGCACGTTGTGGAGTCATGCCGCGCAACAGACAATGGGCAATAGCACCCATTGTGGTACTAATACGATTGTCTTTGACTTTCTTAAGGGAGGCAACATCTGCTTTGGCATAGCCTGCACCTTCCATCCATTTTACAACAATGGGCTTGTAAGTTTTGATTTCGGACTCTAGGCGATAGTAGTCCATAGCACTACGAAAATGCTTATGGAACTTGTCACCATCCCAAGACTCGCAACCTTCCCAATTCGGGCTAGTATCTTTCACAGCACGAGTGCGATGTGCGATAACTTGCTTTTTGGTTATACGGGTTTTGGTTGCAGTTTTTGCCATTTGGTTGCTCCTTAAGTTTCAATATAGTTATTATATAGTCAATCCATTGATATGTCAACCGAACTCCAATACAGTACAAACCAGTCCAAATCCTTTTTATTACGGAACCAAAATTGGGTAAAGCTCATTCTGCGGGCTCTACGGGGCCAAATATAAGTTTTAAAGGTGCTATAGCACCATTTAGCCATTTGTTGGTATGTTTCCTCGTTAAACGGCTCTTCCCAGCCGTCCCAATCCGAAAATAGAGATCCTTGTTCTGTAGTACTAATGTAGTACACATCTACAGTCCAAAAGCCGTCTCTTTGGTCTGTACGGAACTGCGGTGTCATTCAAGTGTAAAGTTAATTCTAGTAATGTTTTCGAATTTAAAACTGCGCCACTGACTTAATTTTAAATCCCAAACGGTGCATAGTGTGTCAGATGTTTTGGGATTGGCAACTACTGGAACAATGCCTTCTTTTAGTGTGCAGGACATTTCTCTAATAGTTCCGTCTGTTTTTTTGAAAGTTACTTCTACATTGTGCATTTTTAAAACACCAAGAAGCCAATCTCTAAATGTTGCTCGTTCTTCGTCGTTGGCTGTTGCGTACCAATCACTTTGAAATTCTGCTAAATCTGTTACGTCTGTCATTTAAAACTCCAAGTCTGCGGCTAAAACATATCTGTATTCTTTGCTCTGTGGAGGCATAGGTCTATGATATATTCTGCCTGGGTAAATGAGCCAATGTTTTTGAACTGGCTCTATAATAAACCGCTCTGGCGCTTCCACACCATTAGGAGCAAATTCTGTACCAGATGACTTATAGTCTGCATCAGTGGGTATCTTTAAATACCAAATGCCTGATATAGTTGTTTTGCCCGGAGTGTAATGGTGCGTGTGCCAAAGTTTATCTCTGTCCTCAGGTATTTCGTTGTTAGTCATAAACACCCAAGACTGTAAGTTATGAATAGGAACTTCTTTACCTAAATACATAAACACACTAAAAATGAAACTCATGCGGAATCGTAACCATAATGGGTCTCTAATCCCAAATAAGTTCACTTGAGTTTGATAACGAGGACTGTTTTTAAAGTACTGTCCGCTATTGATAATGTCAGTAACTTGATTAATTGCGGATGTTTGATCCGCATCGGTAATTACAGAACTAAAATCAAACTTATCAAACTCGCCTTTGTGGTCTATATATGTCATGGTCTCTTGGAAATTACCTTATCTGCAAGTCCATATTCGACTGCTTGTTCGGCTGATAAGAATGTGTCAAACTTCATGTCACTGAACAGTTCTTCGTATGTCTTACCTTTAGTATTGTGTCGAACATACAATTCTGTCAGACGTTTGTTAATGCGCTGACTTTCTTCATAAGTGCGTTTTGCATCTTCAAACTGTAGTTCTTGTACGTGTACACTACCACGTGTGCCCGGGGTACCAGAACTTACACGATGAATCATTGTGCGACTTTCGGGCAACACATGACGCTTACCTGGTGCACCTGCTTGTGCTAAGAAACTACCCATACTTGCCGCTTGTCCAATGACGTATGTAGCAACGTCTGGTTTAATAAACTGCATAGTATCGTAGATAGCCAAGCCTGCTGTGACTAAACCACCAGGGCTGTTAATAAACAGGCTGATATCCTTTTCGCTGTTTTCACTTTCAAGGAATAACAACTGTGCTACAATGACGCTGGCACTATGTTCGCTGACATCTGTGTCCAACATAATTACACGATCCTTTAACAGGCGAGAATAAATGTCATAGGCACGTTCGCCTTTGTTAGTTGATTCTACAACCATTGGTACCAAATTAGGCATGTTTTTCCTTTAGTAATTTAAATTGATGAAGTTTGTAATAGTACATCTGGTCGATTCTATCTTCCGTAATGCGTGTAATAAAAGTACAGTTAGGATTTTCAGTGACGATTCCTTTGAATAACTCTAACAACGGATTGTTACAATCAATGGCAATGCCATGCAAATAGTCTTCACTGTCCTTAAACCAAAAATATTCTACTTTCCGTTTAGCCTGCCAACCTGTTGTTGTTTTGATAAACGACAGCATCTTTGCTACCGGCTGAACTTTATAATCTAATTTTGGTAAATCTGTAGTTTTATATTGTAGTTTAAAATCTTCGTAGGCCATGTCTTCTTCGTAGAACCAAGGTAATTTGTAATATATACCTTCGTCCTTGTCTTGAGTAACGCGAGTCCGGCTTTCTAAAAGATAACACAATCTAGTTCTAAATGGGCTTAAAGATCTATTGTTAGTTAAACTAGTCCAAAAGAACTTTTTACCATAATATTTTCTAATGACTTCTGCTTGTTGCCTGTGCTCTTCTGTTACATTCTCTTTGACTTGATGACTATTGAGACTTTGGAACTGACAAGTTTTGTCTGCTAAGTCTTTTAAAGAAACGGCAAGTACAAGTGGATCCTCGTCCCATATCTTTTCTTTGTTATCGCTATAAGTCCTGAAGTCAAAGTCCTGCATTAGCTCGTCAAGAGTCTTTTTAACTAATGTAGTCATCTGCCCTCCGTATATGCTTGTCCCTTTGGACCGTTACTAATAAAGTCCATACCAGCCATACGACCTTCATAGACTCTGCCATTCCAGTTCATTAGAAGTTTAACACTTTTGTTAAGAACTACTGTGAGATTTCGTCCTTCGTTAAATGCCATTACTTCGGCTTTAACAGTTTTTCCTGTCGATTCTTGTTTTACATCACAATGTGAATCGTAACGCATCTTTACTGTCATGCTGACTCCGTTTGGTCGTCTGAGTTATAATTTCCTGCAATCGCTTCAAGCAAGTCAAAGTTTTCTTCTGCACGTTTAATCGCTTCATATGCTTTTTGTAATGCAGGATTGTCTTTAATCTTTGCTTCTCGTTCTAGTTGTTTGTTACGTTCTCGTCTTGCCCAGTCGAGTAATGACTCTGCTTCTTGATTAAGCTCTACTGTGGCATAACTAGTATCAATTCTAATCCAACTATTTCCGTCATTAACTTCTAGTTGATTCATGTTTGGGTTAAATCTAACCATACCAGCACCGGCGGCACCCGGGCTGATATATGGAGTAGCACTAGACCCACCTGATACAGTAATATATCTACCAGACGAATTTATTCCTTTGATCATCTATAATCCTTGTCTAACTCAACATTGGTCAAACCTGCAACAGTTTGGAACTTGTCCCAAGCCGCCTTTGCCGCTGGATTAAGTTCTAATTCACTGCTAGGTAGTACAGTTTCTAACCAAATTTCTGGACGTCGTCTAGGATGGGCACCAAACTTGCGTGGCTGGTGGAACTTACCCTGATTCCAAAGTTCGATGCTAACTTCGCGGAACTTTGATTCCATCTCGTCTCCGTACCCGGCCCACTCTGGGTTAGACCCGCTACTGAATATACCACGCATAGAGATATTGTTAGTGCCACCGCCGTAGCCTTGCCAAATACTTTGCCATTCAACATCTACGTTAGGATCAAAGTCTGTGCGAGTGATTAACACTAGCACATCTTCGATGTCTACTACACCGTCCACAATGTCGCGGACGCATCTACTGTAACTGAGACCAATTTTCATTTTATACTTCCAAAATAATGTTAGGATTCCAACCTGTATCTTCGCTGTAACCGTCGCTGTTATAACCACGTGGGTTACATACGATACGAGTCTCGCCAATCATGTAATCAAAACAATGATGAGTGTGCCCATGTGTCCACAATTTTATCTGTGGGTGGTCCAAAATAAACTCACTCAAGTCACTGTGGTAAGCACCGTTCATTATAGTTTCGTGTTTATATCCTTCGGATATACTTAAATGACTAGGACTATGATGTCCAACCACGACATACTTTTCGTCAGGACTTTCCTCAATTACATCTTTAATGTATTTTAAAGTTTCCTTGTGACGAATAGCAACATCCATAGGTTTGAGTTGAGTGTATCCCTTCTCGTCGTTACGGATAATACGGAAGTCGTTCATCATATCGCGAACAGAATGAAGTGTAAGCGGATCGCCTTTGTTCATATCAGTCCATAATGTGCCGCCAACGAATGTAACATCTTGTATTTTGACTTTGTCTTTTTCTAAGAAGTGAACGTTAGGGTACTGGGCGCATTGTTCACGCAAGTATTGAATACCTTTGTGGAACTTGCCGTGATAAAATTCGTGGTTACCTGCTATGTAGATAACATGTGGAAACAAGTTACTCATACGAGTCAGGAAGTCACGGAACGTCTGAACACGTTTTTGCTTGCGACCTAGTTCAGCAAACGATCCATATTCGTAAATGCTAGGAACATGGGGGTGGTCGTGCAGATCCTCGGCAATCATAATGTCACCGGACAAAATTAGAACGTCCGCATTGTTTTCGTTTTTGATATCAAAACAATCGGAGAATTCTAAATGTAGATCTGAAACAAGAGTAATTTTCATATAATGATTATACTACTACTTGATTGTTTTGTCAATGTCATTCCCCCACTTAAGGGTCCAGTATGTAAAATCTTTTGATGCTAGTTTGGCTGTTATAGCATAAGTGAAATGGTAATCTATAGGCGTTTGTAGCCTATGCCAAACAGGAACTTCGAGTGCGTGGCTCATTACCCATTCTCCCATTTCACTTTTTTGCCAATTTATTAATGGTTCGGCGGCATACAAGTCTGGGTCTTCGACGTCGCCTACTTTGAATCGATGTACGATTACATTGTGTATTTCGTAAATCTTATCGCCTAGTTTATGATACTTTTGGTTATAAGTTCCGCTAGGCTCGTTTGAATAATCTGTTGGCGCAGGCATTTGCATAGGCCACTGTGTTCTGTTAGTTATTGCCATTTATAAGGTTCTATAGCGGCATCAGTTGGTACTGCCCAACCATCACCAAGTTTTTCTCGCAAGTCAATGCACTCTTGTAGTGAGCGGGTTTTAACTTCACGAATTGGTGTGCCATCTTCTTCGCAGAATTCTACCTTATAAGGGGGTAACACAATTACATAACTGTCTTCTTCGCACCAATCGTGTTCGCCTTCAAATAACCATCCGGCACCACCTTCGTAGTATGCTTCTTTAATTGCTTCTTGTTCTTCTTCGGTAATATCTTCACTGAATTCAAACCAGCAAGCAACGCCATCTTCAAAGTCACAACCATCGTACTCGCCGTCTTCTGCTTTACAATGCTGACTATGAGTTTGATCGTGCTCTAAGTTACAATCCATGTCCTCAGCAAGAAAGCCTTTGCCCCAGCGATAATGGTCTTCGATGTTAAACCAACTGATACTGTCGTCGGCATTTCTACGATACATTTCATAAGTAATAGAAATGCTTTTCTTTTCAAGGGGAGTAATGGTATAGTGTGCCATTATTCTTCCTCGTAGTCTACGCAGTTTCCGTCTTCGTCTGCAACAACAATCTTAACTTGGTTACCTTGTTCGTCTTCGATTAGAATAGGACCCCAACACCATGCTTCAGTTTCGTCTAGCATCCATTCTTCCATTTCTTCAAGTGCTTCGTAGCAACCATGTTCTTCGATAAGCTCTTGTAGACGTTCTTGTTCTTCCTCGTCCATGTCTTCTGGCCATTCATAGTCTTCCCAACAGCCGTCACTCATGCCGTCTAGTTCTGAACTTTCGATGTTAGGTCCAGTCAACCAATACATGTCGACACTATCTTTTTTGCCGTCACCGCCTGGAACATAATCGAAATCAAATACCGGAGGATTGCCGTCGTTAGTTTCTACGTAAAAACTAGCCCATCGCCAACCTGTCTTACGGATAATAGTCATTCCGTCTTTGACATAGTGTTCGTGTTCTTCACACGATTTCTTGTAATATGTTGATACCTTCCATGAGGTAAGTTTCTTTTCAACAAGATTGCTTACAGGTGTAATTTCATCGGGTCCGTTTGGCCATGCCATAGTTTTTCTCCTTAAAGTTCTAAACCGTCTTTACGTGCTTGTTCTTCTATGCGTTGTTGACGTTCTCGTTCGTGAGTGTCGCATAGTGTTCTAACCCATCCGCCATGTCGTCTAGTCCCGGGCGCACCGCAAACTTCACAACTTGCATCTGCCCAGGCCTCTGCCATGCTTACTAAGCCACGAACATACTCGTCGCCGCCTTCGTAATAGAATCTTAATCCGCCAAATTTTTCTTTAATCTGCTGTACTTCTACAGGAGGAATAAATTCCGGAATAGGATGGTCGTGTGGATTATCTTTTAGAAACCGTTCTCTATTTTGATTATTCCATTTAATATGAGATTGAATTCTATCACATAATTTTTCGACAATGTCCCACCAACCTTCACCGATTGCAAAGCCACCGTATTTCCCTCCAAACATTTCTGGATATTTTTCTTCCATCATTTTGGAATACGCTAGGTACTTCTTATCTTCTTCACTCATCTCAATTCGTCCAATGTCAGCTCTTTACCGTAAACATGTGCAACACACTTGATATAACCTTCCGCCATAGCCCAATTAATTTGATTACGAATCTGTACAGGGCAGTTAGGAGTTATATGTAACATGGCTCGCGGATAACTTACCATACCGTCGTCGATCATAAACTTAGGATCTCCTTGACGGATAGGCCTAACATCCTTGGCACGTTTTGTAACAACAAAAGTCATCCTTTTAACCCTTCCATTGTTTGACGTTTGGCTTCCTCTTTAACTTCTTGCTTATGAATTGTTTGTAAGCCACGAAACAATTCTTCGACTACATGAATAATAGCGGCTTTACCGTCTTCTGTCAAGTGACTGTACTCTGGACTTACAGAGCTTTCGTGCCAAACACGTTGGTTCTTACTTAATTCAAGTAAGGAACCATACAGCATATCTTTATGCATGGATCGGCGTATATCAAATTTTCTCGCCACGGTCAAACCCTCTAAAATGTAAGAAGCGCGGAAAGCGTAAAGAGTAACTTCCATCCTGGTTTTGTGTGATAGCGTCCGCACGAACTTCCACAACTTGGCCAACAAGGGCCTCACGATCATTCCAAAAAGTATCACGGTCGGAATCAGTAAACCCAGACCCGCAGTTGACTCGAATGGATCTATTATCATCTACACCCTCACAAACTAAGGCACCCAACTTACCAACGTTCTTGCCTGTGCCTTCTTCTACAGCAACAACATTAAGACTTACTTCAATAAACGGCTTGAGTTTAAGCCAACTGTGTGTACGCTTACATTCATAAGGAGCCTTGGGATCCTTAATCATAATACCTTCGTAGCCACCGTCGATTGCAAATTGATTAATCTCTTTAAAACGCTTTGACCCTTCGTCAGTATCTAAGTCAACAAGCTCATGACCTACGACTGCTACGTTAGGCAAGTCTGCCTTGTGCTTTTTATGCCATTCGTAAACATACAGGCTACGAGTCTCTTGGTCCTTGTCCCAACGGCCTTCTTGGAACTTATCCAACGGGCACATATCAAACAAATGAAGAACAGCATCGTTGGCTTCTACATCGCTCTTACGATGTACTTGCTTCATTAAATCTTGAAAACTACTAGACATAACTTCGCCGTCTAGTACAAGGTCATATTTAGGAGGATCTTTCTTTACAACAGCACTAATTTGTTTAGTGATGTGTTCGAAGTTTACCAGCTCTTTACCATTACGACTAAACTGCTCAACGCGACCATCTGTGCGAACAATAGTAAGAACGCGAACGCCATCGAGTTTGACTTCAATATATTTCTTACCCTTGACCTTTCCCTCATGATTAGCACTATCGTGAGCAAGTTGACAACTAAAAACAGGTACTGCATATTCGGGCCATTCTTTTTCTACAACTTTATTAATTGTTTTTTCACTGACACCGCAACGTAAATCTTTAATAAGGATACGACGATACCAATTATTCCATTGTGCCTTAGTAGCACTTTGCATCATGGATGCAACCATATCCCTTGCGGTATTACCGGTGACATCGCGATTGACGAAGCCAGTAATAGCGAGAGTAAAACTATCCCAAGATAAACCAGGGCCGTCTTCATCTTTTTTCTCCGGTATTTGTTTGAGCCCAAATGTAATCATAGAGTCCAGAGCTAGTCTACAACCTTCAAAAAATTCACTATTCCCTTCTCTCGCTTGTTCAAGAATAATTTGTTCTTTGTTCAAACGGCTGGAATGATCTTCTAATGAAGTAATAACATACTGGCAAGGATCTGTCATTTGTGCTCCTAATTGTTTAATAGTATTATTTTACTGCCAAACGAGCTCTATGTCAAGTGGCTTGACATAATTAAGTTTTGTTTCAACAGTTTTGGTTGTATAGTTTACACCGTGTTCTTTTACTTTGGCTCTTATCTTTTGAGTTTGGCCTGTTTTGCCTAGTTCTGTTTTACTCAAAAAGTTAACCAAATGATTTGTGTCAGTAATTGCTTCGTGTCCGTAGCAGTCTAGTTTTTGGATATATCTTGAATTGATATAACGAATATTAAGTTCAATCCAATTACCAATAACACCGATATGTTCTTGTACGGAGTTCTTTGCTTCGTCGGTGATTCTTTTCTTAACCATTTCCTTTTCAAAGACAGAAGGAATACTTGCAATAACACCTAAGTCTTTAAAAGAAACCTCTGTAGTTTGCGTAGTAGCAAACACTCGTTGCATATAATCGGAAATGCTATCAGCAATAACACCAAAGCTCAATCGACGATAGTACTTGATAATATCTTCAGCCATTGCTACATCTGCCTTAGTGATATTAATCAGCAGTTTGTATTCCTTACTAGCAATAGTTGGAACAAGTTGATAGCAAAGATGTTCCTTACTAGTCCATCGAAGTTCGTTTTCTGGATCGGAACTAACGTATGTACTGGTGCTAGTAAAGCCTTTTGTACGATAAATGGCACAAGCCATAGTCAGCACTTGCTCAGCCGGCCACTTCATATCGTTTACTGATACAGTATCACTCATAATCAGGAATGCTTTGCTGTTGAATTAAAATATTTTTACCAATTTCGTAGAGTCCTACACCGCCAACAAGGTCTTTAACACAGACATGGATCTCGACTTGCCCTTCGCTGTCCATACTAGCAACAACAAATTCTTCAAGCTCTCCTTCTTCGATGCGAGAACGAAGGTCATCAAGGACTTCTAATAGTCCTGCCTTTTGTTTTTTCTTGCTACGGTCTTTGATGTTAACTACTTCCATCATTGTTCTCCTTAAAAGTTTCGTACCACTCTACTAAGTCTTCGCACAAGGGCATAGTTAATGGCAACAAGTTTGCAGGCGCATCGTAGAACTTTAAAAAGTAGTCGTTTCTAAGTTCTTCAATAAATGCTAACAGCTCGTCTAACGAGATTTCGCAAATCCATTCGCTAAGTCCTGCTTCTGCACTCGAAATCTTATCCTTAAAGACTTGCTTAAATTTCTTTTCAGCAAGCCTAATTTGATTCTCATCGCCGACCCATACACGAATAAACTTTTCTTCCCACACTGGACCGACAGCATTTTGATAAGTGCCTAGTCGTGTTCGTGTATTAAGTAAGCCAGCAATGCCTACCTTAAAATGCCGAGGAGTTTGTACTCCAGGGCAAGTTTTAAAATATAAGACGTAGTCCTTAATCATTTTACAGGATATGTAGATTCTGGCTGTGCTAGTTTAAAGCCGCCTTTGCCGTGCTTATTATAAGTTAGCACAAGTCCGCTAGTAACTACTTCAGGGTGTCCTGCAAGCGAACCAAAGTGCTTGATGTACTGTGCCTTGAAGCCAGTTGTTTCATCGTGTACTGCTTCAGCAGGTCCGTACTTCTTCTTAAGGATTGCACCAAACTCGTCGTCAAATGCCTGCGGCAACAACACACCTGTTTGAATTTCGGTTTGTTGATACAGTCGAGCCATGCCTAGCATAACAATCGCACGTACTTCTTCTTTAGGCCAAGTAGCACGATGGAACTTGAGCGCACGAGCAAGATAGATACCTTTAACGCCCATAGGACTAGTCAAGTTATATGCACCGTACAAGTGTTCGATGTGACTAATGTCACCTGCCTTAGAACTGCCGCGACGGATATGAACATCGTTAGCATCGCAAATATTCTGTACAACGATACTTTCTGGTTCGCCACACTCAACAGACACCATGTGTTCGTCATAGCGACTAACCGGGCGCTTGTTCTTTTTGTTGATAGTTAAGAATGAACGGCCTGCATGAAGCACAAGAATCTTAGTTGCTTCTTCGAGGCTATGTTCGTCATCGATTTGTGCTTCAGTAAACCATACAGGCACATGACTCCAGCCCATGCGTTCGCAAGTTTGACGTGTATGATTACCATCCCACAGCAAAAACTTGCCACTAACAGGATCTTTAACAGCACACGGAACAATAATCATATCGCTTTGAAAGTCTGCTTCAATCTTAGCAACGTGATTAGGAGCGATGTCCCGTTGAAAGCGAGGGTCTATACCAACGTCGTCAATTGGTGCCCATGTGAATTGCGGAATGTTTAGTTTACGAGGATCAACACTACCACGAGGCAACGGCGCAGAGCCTAGAACAGCCTCAACCGCTTCAGTAATATCCTTACTAGGAATAATACCATTTGGGTAGTTCTGTGCCATCGTACGCAAGTCAATGGCCGCATCCTCCATATCGAATTTAGTTTGGAACTTGTCCAAAAAATTCTTAATGCGTTGCTCTTTCTGTTTGGTTTTAGAAATCTTTGCCAATTTAAAGCCTCTGTGTGCTAGTTAATATAGTAATATTATAGCACCAGATGCATTAATTGTCAATCAAAGTCTGTAGGTAATTCTGCCCTTACTCAAATCGTATGGGCTCATTTCTACACGAACTTTGTCGCCCAAAATAATTTTAATCTTATTTTGGCGAAGCCTGCCGTTGGTATAACAAGTAAGAATATGTCCATTTTCCAAAGTAACACGGAACATATTGCTAGGTAGCACCTCTGAAATGGCGCCTTCCATTTCAATCAAATCACTTTTGCTCATACTTCGGTGATGATCATTTTACCGTCTTCGACGTGGATGTTAAGTTTAGTGCCTTCCTTCCAGCCCATTTTTTCACAAATTTCGGGAGGAATTTGCATCATAACATTTTCAGGATCGTCGGGAATTGGTTTAAATATTTCTCCCGACTTGTAAGTTTTTGATTCATTCATGTAATTATAATATACTGTCTAAAAATAAAAGTCAAATATTAGTTAACCGATATGTTGACATTTGGTGCAGGATAAATGCCCAATCTAACATTCATTGTGTACGATTCGGTTGTAGTTATTGTGATTGGCAATGTTGCAGAGTTACTGTTTACAGTCATTACGCCTGTTAGTGGAACACTAATGTCGCTGTAAGAAAAACTATAAGTTCCTGCACTAGCAAGACTCCATCTAGCATTTACGCCTGTGTGTATATCGACTTGATTGTTAGTTGCTTCGTAGAATACTGCTTCATAAACCATATTCGGAGAGCCAAGTGTTCCTGATGTAGATGCGGTGCCCTCCCATCTAACTCTGAATGTTCTATTAGGTGCAACACCTTCTGCTCCGTAATAGATTCTTTGACAACTATTATCGGCACAACTTATCATAATTTTTGGATAAGGAGGATTAGAACCGTTTAACTGACTGTAATTAGTAGAGCCTGCACCAAACGTAATATATGTATTAGTGCCAACATAAATTGTATTATATGTTGTTCCGCAGAATGTTACGTTAAAAGGTAATGGAACAGTCCAGTAACCATCGTCTGCTCCGCCAACAAATGTAAGTGCGTCAGGCGCAGTTGGTGTTGAACTAGATAATGACGCGGCGCCTAATAAACTATTTGTAATGGTTGAGCTAGTACCGTTAGGCAATCCAGCAGTTGTAAATCTATTTCCTGTGTTAGGTCTTGTATCTAAAGTAACACCAGTTACAATAGCATCAGCAGTATATACACCGTCAAATGCTGTAGTAGACAAAACAGCGCCACTTGAATTTGGTTTGGCTGTTATGATGTAAGGTACTTGTGTACCATTTGCAACGTTTGTAGTAGTCAATGTAACTGTTGATGTTTGTCCATTAGTTACGGTGTTGTCATTTACTGTTAAAGCAAATGTTGCTTGACTGTTTCTACTGTTTAATAGTTTCTTTCTAGGGTAAGTTTG